GGACTAGAGCGTCAAAACCTAGAGTTCACTGGTGGGCACGGCTCAATCTGGGGTGGCTTACTCACTGTTGAGCGGTACTTATTGACAACGAAGAAGCCGCAGGAAAATATGGTTCGAGCAGAGCAACGACACAGAAGGAATGTTCGCTCGAAAATTGCTAGGATAGATAGATGAATAAACGATTTATTATCCTATCGGTTTTAACTACAATGATTTTAATTGCACCGCTAATGGATACTTTAAAGACAAGGGATGATAAACCACCAGTCATAAGAACCAAGGCAACAATGGAAGAAAAGAAAGCCAATAAGATAATGGCAATGCGCTATGCCCAAGTTGGCTGGGGTTGGGATAAAACTCAGCGAGCCTGTGTCTATAAAATCTTTATGAAGGAAAGTCGTTTCGACCACTTAGCCAAGAACCAACAAGGCTCATCAGCCTATGGAATTGCACAGATGTTAGGCGAGAAGAGTAAAGACCCAGCAGTTCAGATACTCAGAGCCTATCGCTACATCGAACATCGCTATGGCACACCGTGCAAGGCTTGGTCGCACCACACTAGGGGTTGGTACTAAGTGCTTGACTTAACTGGTAAACCTATACTAACCTGTATTTGTGGGTGCAAGATGTTTGTAGTCACCGTAATGTGGGACGAAGAGACAAGGGAAGTAAGTTGGTACGATTTAAAACAGGAATGCAAGGAGTGCAAGGCAATCAGCACTGCACCAACACCTATGGATTGGAGAGATGAATGACAGAGAAAAAGATTGGTAAGTCTTGGTTTTATTGGGGTAAGACAAATGGATTTGGTATTGGATTTCAGATTAGCAAGTACAACTTTGACCTGACCATAGGGTTTTGGTATATAGGCTTGGAGTTCTAATGCCAACATACGAGTATCGGTGTCGCAAGTGTCATTCACTTGTAGTCTTAAGTCGTAAGACAGAAGAACGAGATGAAGAAGTTACTTGCCCTTGCGGACAGGTATCAAGTAGGATATATTCAACACCAGCAGTTCAGTTCAAGGGAACTGGATTCTATTCAACAGGAGGTTAGAGATGTGTGAGATATGTCAAGGCGGTGGTTGCTCTGTATGTTTCAGAACAGAGGGCGAAGGTTTACAGTTTGCTAGTGGCAAAGAGATTGAAGAGTTCTACGATTCATACGGTGAGTCACTTTGGGTAGACCCAGCAGAGTCAACGCCTGAGTCTTCCTCTGTGGGGGCATCGTCGTAATCGCGGAATGGTTTGAACCCACCAATCTTGTTAATGAGTTTGCGAATAGCACGCTTGTGACGCATACGAACTGCATCTTCTGTACCCATATCTAGTTCCTTTGCAATGTCACCGAAGTCCATTGACTCTGAGTAGCGTAGGAATAATACTTTCCTATCATCCTTTGGTAGTTTCCAGAATGCATAGTCAACTTCAATCATCATTGCCATAAGGTTGCCACCTTCATTAGGTGCAGAAGGACGACCAGTTCTACCAAGATTTAGTTTGTGGGTTACGCCCCACTCTCCACGCAGTACAGGTGGAAGCAATGCCTCAACCATATCTGCTTCGTAATAAAATAAATCGCTAGTCTCATAGCCACCAGACTTTGCTTTCCAATGGTTACAATAATCTAAGGCTTGATTGCGTAGGCTACGATAGATAAGGTTCTTTGCATCCTTGTCACCTATCTTTTCCCAAGCATCTAGTTTGTTTGGGTGCTCTACAAACCACTGATACAAGGATTGTCTGATGTCTTCAATGTCAACGGTCGGAGACTTACGAGAGTATTCAGATGCGACAGCATCTACTACATAATCCCAACGCTTTATTCTCTCCCACTCAATCATTTAATCTTTGTCCCGTCCACTATCTTAAGGAAGGTGACAGGCTTCATCATCTTATTCTTATTAGCAAACTCAGTTGTAACTGGCAACCACTTATCTTCCCACACAAGATTGTTCATCAAGTCAAGGCGAAAAGACCACACGCCCTCAGGTGTGTAGTTAATGTAGTAAGGTGTCAACTCAAGTTCAGCAGACTTGGTGATGAGAAAGTCGTACTTCTTTTTCTCAAGCAACAACGTATCGTAATGTGTATTGCGTGACTTGAGTTCGATAAACATTTTGTACATATCTGTAATGCAATCGAATCCATCGAAGAGTTCTGGGGAGTGTATTAAATCTGGGAAATGTTCTTCTTTGAGCCAGTCGAACAACTCCTGTTCTTTCATTCGTCCCACTTACCTCTTAACACTAGCAACCCAATGATTGCATAGTTAGCCATATCCTTGAAGGAATCCTCAAGAGATTCGTGCTCAGGGCTTGCGCCACTGTCAATCAGATTGTTAATGCGAGCAAGTTTATCGTGCATACGCACACGCAAACCATTGATTGCACCACCTGGTGCTTGGGAAATATTCTTTGGACCATAATCTTTATGCTTGGAGACAAGCAGTTTAGATAATTCTTTAGTTACGTTGGCAAGATTTACTTCGAGGTGGAGTTCGCGTGCAACAATGGAATGGCTAACGAAACCATCAAGGTAGTTCCCTGAATCTCCGTCTTTGTTACGTTCAATCCTAGTCCCGCGAGGTACTGAATAATCTGCCATATCTCTTCACGCTCCGCCTTCTTTGTCATCTGGTTCCTCCGCTAGTAAATTTTGTAAGTCTCGGTCAAAGTCTTGAAGTGCAGACTTCACAATCATATCCTCAACTAACTCATCTACTAGGTCGTAACCATTCTCACTAGCAAATAGTGTAACATAAGTAGACTGAGTTATTAGTTTAATCTGGTCTGCGTCGTCTGCGTTGTCGAACAAGAACCGTAGCATTGACCCTAGCATAAGTTTAAATCCAGAGGGCAACAGGTAGTACGGGTCAAACTCTTCACCCTCTTCCATCATATGGTCTATCAAGGCAAAGGAATCGGGAAAGGTTATGTTGCAATCGTTGCAATGATTATGGGGAGGAGTATCCTCAATGTTCATTTACACCCATCTTTTGATTGAAGTAGTCAACGCCTTCTTGCACGAACATTGAATTAACATCGTGTCCGTCGGGTAGTTGAATGATAGTAACTGGTAGTTCGCGGGCAAGACTACGGGCGAATTCCGTTCCAGGCTGGTCTCCATCTGCGAATACAAAGACCCTTTCAAAGTCCGCCAACAATCGTGTGTAGTGCTTCTTCCAACTGTTCGCACCTGGTACTCCAACACAAGGAATCCCAATGCAAGCAGACAAAGTAAGGGTATCCAACTCACCTTCACAGACTCCAATAAAATCACTGGCTCTCTCCACATCTAGTACGTTGTACATCTTGGTCTCTGCACCAGTCATACCCATATACTTGGGTTCAACTGCTGGGTTTAAACTTCTAAATCTCAAGTCAACTACACCAGTTTTAGTAATGTAAGGGATAGATAACCTACCCTTGAACGCTTCGTGCCCTGTCTCAGGCTCCGCGACTACGCCTAATGACGCCAGACGTGCTACCTCCAGAGGAATACCTCTGCTTTTTAGGTAGCCTTCCGCCTGATAAATGTTTTCCGCGTACCCTGCTGCTGCTTTGCCCAGTAATTCCTTCTGCAAAATGCTTTGCCTCATTGAAACTCATCCCCTCTTGTCTGACAATGATTTGAATACTATTGCCTTGGACACCACAGGCGAAACAAATGAAGATGTTCTTATCGAGGTTTGCACTTCCTGACTGGTGTGTGTCTGAATGAAAAGGACACTTGAGATTAACTTGCCCGTGCGTTTGTCTAAGATTCGCACCGTAGTGTCTGAGTATGTCCGCAATTGGCGGAAGGTCGCTGTCAATTCTTATCACCGTATCCCGCATCTCTTAATAGTTTCACTGCATCCTCCAGTCTGAGTAAGCATACCCAATCGGATACACTCTTTTCTCCTTGACCATTCAATCGTAGCACAACTATGCCAAGGTCATCGTTTGCTCTATCTTTTAATTGTGCAATGGCGGCGGATGGGTTAAATCCTGCACGAGCCTTTACTTCCCAGTCAATCCCGACGGTTCCAGTAACGTCAGTACCACTACGCCCAGCGCCAGTAGACTCCGCAAAAGGAAATCCATTCTCTGCTAAGAAGTTAGCAAGGACTTTCTGTGACCTGTATCCACGATGTTTCCTACTTTGTGATGGCATTAGGTAATGTCTCCATTCGATTAAGATATTCTATTGGAACATACCAAGTTTTCTCGTTATATTTCCATTCATCTTTCTTGCAATCTTTACCATACATCCAACCAACTGCTACATAATCTGGTCCTTTCCAGTCAGGTGCATTGCGTCGTTCTTTATTACAAAGACCACCTGTTGTTAGAACATAAATTAAATTATCTTCATCTCGTGTTGTATATCGAAGACCCCTGATAGGTGGAAATGAATAGCGAACCTCACCCAATCCAGGAATATCTAACTCAGACTTCCACTTGTTAAAGTGTGGTACAAAATCTTTCTTACCAACCATCCGCGCAAACGCTAACTCTGAACCCGCACATACAACGTGTTGCCACATCTCCCATAGGTCACCCTCTGAGTAGTTAATGTTTCTAGTTGGGTCACCAAAGTATGGCTTCTGTCGTTGATAACCTACTTCGACAGCAGTTGCTTCCTCAGTTGTACTGAGTGCATAAGTCCACACTAAGAGACACTCTTATCCTTCTTGAGGATACGTACTGCCCAACCTAACCCAGCGTTAACACCTTCAGTCCACTCATCAGTGATTGGAATCTTGGCTGATTCAATCTTTTCAATTAACTTAGCAGTCTCTTGTTTAAGTTCAAGTAAAACAAATGCACGCATCTCTTGAGTTCTATCGTCTTCTTCTTCCCTAATCATTTCTCTCCTATGAGTTCTCTGGTATGTCGTCCATAAACATATACTCAGGGTTAAATGCCAGCCACGCTAGTAAATCCCCGTTTGCATCTGCTCTTCCATATCTATTCTTTACAGGGGCAATAGCCATAGAAGTACCAACAACTCCAAGAGTACAAATAAGAGCAGGAAGTTGCGCGACTTTACCTTGAAGAGCAGAGCGAGGTTGGCAAGGATTCCCAGGTACAGCCTCAGAAGTATGATGCAAAATAATAATAGCGGCGTTAGTAGCACGAGCAAGGTACTTCAACTCCTTCATAATTGCACGCATAGATGCAAATTCTTCACCACCATCTGTGGCAATGTCCATTAGATTGTCCACAAAGATTGCAGTAGG